TATTGGTGCTTCACAATTTGGTACACTAAAAGTTCTACTTCCAGAAAATGCACAAATAATATTAAGTGCAGGACCTGTTGTATTTAAGTTACGACAGTTGCTAAAAGATTACACATCAGAAGATTATTTACTACTTACAGGTGATCCTGCAATAATTGGTGTTGCATGTTCAATTGTTTCTGATATAACAAATGGTAAATATAAATTATTAAAATGGGATAAACAAGAAAGGAGATATTATCCAATTGAAATTGACTTGTATCAAAAATCTGAATCAAGCACTTGACAATATTAATTTAAGGGATTATAATATACAGAAATTTAGAAAGGAAATAAAATGGTAGAAAGCATGATAAACTTTGAAGATGATAGAGTAGAATCAGTTACACAAATTGATGCTGCAAAAACTTTATCAGATAAAGTTTTAAAATTAAAAGATTTAGAAGATGAAATTTCAAACGCAGAAGAAAGTTTAAATAAGTTAAAAGAACAAGCTAGAATACTTTCTCAAGTAGAAATTCCTGCCATGATGCAGGATATGCACATTACAAAATTAAAGCTAAAAGATGGTGAATCTGTAGAAGTAAAACCTTTTTACAGCGCATCTATAATTCCTGAAGTTCAGGAACAAGCTTTTACATGGCTTCGTAACAACGGTCTAGGCGATATCATTAAAAACGATATCACTGTTACCTTTGGTCGTGGCGAAGATAACAAGGCAGCACAATATGCTGTCCTTGCACGAGGTCAGGGTTTTGAACCAGTCCAGAAAGTTGGTGTTCATGCCCAGACACTCAAGGCAGTGGTCAGAGAGCGTCTCGAATCTGGACAGGAGATGCCCTCTGATCTATTTAAAACGTTTGCAGGTAACCAAACAAAAATAACAAGGAGAAACTAGAAAATGGAAACGAGAAACGAGAAACAAGTAGCAACAAAAAAAGCTGCACCATTACCTTCATCAATATTGTTTGAAAGTGATGCGCAAGCTGGTTTTGAGAATGTAAAGAACACTAGTGTTGCTTTACCAATCTTAAAGCTTTTACAGAATGGATCAGCAGAAGCACAAAAGCGAAATCAAGCTTATGTAGAAGGTGCTGAACCAGGGATGTTACTAAATACAGTAACAAAAAAAGTTTATGATGGTGCAAAAGGAATACAAGTTATTCCATGTCATTATAAATTAGAATATCAAGAATGGTCAGATTTTGGAACTGGATCAGGAAGACCTGAACAGATTTATCCAGATACTTCTGACATATTGACTAAGACTACAAAAGATCAAATGGGTAAAGATAGATTACCAAATGGTAATTACATTCTTACAGTTGGTCAACATTTTGTTCTTATAGTAGATGATAATGGTTCTACTGAAACTGCACTTATATCTATGAGTTCATCTCAAGGTAAAGTTAGTAGAAAATGGAATGCAATGATGATGTCTATCACATTAGATGGACAAAAGGGTCCTTATACACCTCCATCATTCAGTCATATATACAAAATAAATACTGTATTGAATTCCGGAAAAGGAAATCAATGGTATGGATACAACATAGTTAAAGTTGGTCCTGTAAATGACTCAGCTATCTATGAAAGAGCAAAACAGTTCTATCAAAGTTTAGCAAATAATAAGTAAATACTAAATGGGGTGATAGAAATATCACCCCAAACATTGAGAGTGGAAAATGTTAGAAAGATTCAAGAATATATTTGCGGGTTTAGAAACCGTATACGGTCAAACAAAAATGACCGGAGAAATAAGAGACGATGGGAAAAACGAAGCAGATTCAATTTTAGTTCATAAACCAATTACGGATGCAGTATGGCAGAAACATTTAAATGGAGAATTTCCTGCCCTTGGAATTGTTCCTATTAGACAGGATAGTAAATGTAAATGGGGATGTTTAGATGTCGATGTTTATGATTTAAATCATAAAGAATTAGTTACAAAAATAAAAAATAAAAATTTACCATTAATTGTTTTTAAATCAAAATCAGGTGGTGCACATATATTTTTATTTACAAAAGAATTTGTGCCAGCATCATTGGTAAGAGAAAAATTAAAAGTAATGGCCGCAATGCTTGGTCATGCAGGAAAAGAATTATTTCCAAAACAAGATTATATAAAAGCAGATAAGAATCAAATAGGAAGTTGGTTAAATGTTCCTTATCATGGTGGAGATAAATCAATTAGATGTGCATTAGATAACAATGCAGAACCATTAAACTTAGATCAATTTTATAAACTCTATGATGAAAAAGTTTTATCTGAAAAAGAATTAATACAATGGAAAGAAAAAATAGTTAGTGAAGATGATGATTTATTAGAAGCACCTCCATGTTTAGTTACAATATTATCTGACAAAGTTCCAAAAGGTAAAAGAAATGACACTATGTTCAATGTGGGTGTTTATTTAAGAAAAAGATTTCCAGATGCATGGAAAACAAAATTAACTACTTACAATGGTAAGTATATGTCTGAACCTTTAAACGATAACGAAATAGAAGGTGTTATTAAATCATTATCAAATAAAGATTATAGATATAAATGTAAACAAGAACCTATTAGAAGTTTTTGTGAATCAGGTATTTGTGTTAAAAGAAAATTTGGTGTTGGAGAAAATGTTCCAGGACCTGAAATAGAAAAAATAGAAAAATATCCATCTCATCCACCAATATATATTGTGCATATTGATGGTAAACAAGTCGAAGTTGATAAGTTGACTTTACATGAATTTGAAAAATTTTCAGTAGAGGTTATGGATCAAATGGGAAGAGTATTACTTCCAATGGGTAAAGCAATTTGGAGACAGATATTAAATAAAATTATGTCTAATCCAGAAACATATAAGACATTAGAAGTTCCTCAAGCAGCAAGACTTGATTATCAATTAAAAGAATTACTTGGGGATTTTTTAAGTAGAGCAACAGGTAAAACTATGGAAGATGTAAAAAGAGGAATTCCTTTTACAGAAAATGGTCATAGTTATTTTAAATATCAAAGTTTTAATAATTTTTTAAAAAGAGGCAAATCTTGGGAAATACCAAAAGCAAAAACGCAAAGAATGTTAATAGAGATTTTTAAAGCTAAAGAAGAAGTTTTAAAACTAGAAAAAAAGTCAATGAGAATATGGAAAATTGAAACCATTAATGTTGATAAACCAAATATTACAGAAACTGTAATGAAAGATCCGGCATTTAAATGAAAAGAATAATAATACCAGGACCTCCGGGAACAGGTAAAACATATCATTTGATTAATAACTATTTAAAGAAAGAGATTGAAGAATATAAAACATCTCCTGATAAGATTGCTTATTTAACATTTAGTAATGCTGCAACAAATGAAGCAAAGAAAAGAATATTGTCAGCGTTTCCACAAGTAAAAGACTTTCCATACATATGCACTATGCATTCATTAGGAACAAAACAATTAAACATAGATACAAATACACAATTACTTAAAGACGAAAAATGGAATGCTTTTAAAAACTTTTCACAAATTTGCAAAGATTTATCTTTTGATTCTTATTTTGATCCATACACAGAAACAACTTCATATAAAAATGATCATATGAAGATTATTGAATATGCTAGATGTAAAAAAATATCTATCATGGATGCTGCCATAGAATTAGATAAACATTATAGTGTAGATACTTGGTTAACAGAACAGATTGATGCCGATTTAAAATCATATAAGAAACAAACAGGAATGATTGAATATTCCGATATGATTAAACAGTTCATTGAGAAAGACAAATGTCCCCCACTCAACGTTGTCTTTTTGGATGAAGCGCAGGATCTGAATCCTCTGCAATGGGAAATGTTCAATTACATCGAATCAAGATGTGAAAGATCATACATTGCAGGGGATGACGATCAAACCATTTATACTTTTCAAGGCGCTGATCCAAATATATTTATAAATTTAAGTGGTACAGTAGATCCTAGAATTGAATCAAGAAGATGTCCAAGAGTTATACATAAAAAAGCTTTAGATATTTTACAACATGTAGAAAATAGAATGATTAAAAGTTGGCTTCCTAGAGATGCTGAAGGTCAAATTTTTGAAGATCAAACATTAGACAATATTAATTTTAGTAAAGGTGAGTGGATGATTATTGCAAGAACTAATCAAATGTTAAATCCAATTAAAGCACATTTAACGTCATTAAATTTAAGGTTTGCAAGTAAAACAAATACAATTTTATCAGATGAATTATTACAGGCTTATCAAGTATGGATAAGATTAAATCAAGGAGCAACCGTTGGATCTGAAGAAGCGAAAGCAGTTTATAAGGTTTTAAATTATAATATGCAACATGTTGAATATGGATTTTCAAGTGGCAAGTCATTAGATACTGTAGATTTTGTTGATTTAGATGATTTGATGTTAAATCATGGACTTAAGGTGACTGGCAGCTGGGAGAAATTAAATTTTAAGGAAGATACAAAATTATATATTAAATCATTATTAAATAGTGGTGATGATTTATTTAAACCAGCAAGAATTAAAGTATCCACAATACATGGTGTAAAAGGTGAAGAGTGCGAAAATGTAGTTTTATATACAGGAATGGAGAAGATTATATATGATTCTGCATTAAGAAACCCTGATCCAGAACACAGATTGTTTTTTGTGGGTGTAACAAGAGCAAAAGAAAATCTCTATATCATGCAACCTGATATAGATGATCATTATAACTATATACCAGGAGATCCAATACTATGACAAATAAAGCCTTTTTTAAACAGGTAGGTGGTAAACACTATCGATCTATGACGATACAACCTTCTGTATTTATAAATAAAAATAAATTGTTATTCGCAGAAGGAAATGCAATTAAATATATTTGTAGGCATTCTTTGAAAGGAAAAAAAGAAGATATATTAAAAGCAATTCATTATTTAGAAATGATAATAGAGAGGGATTACAATGAGATATAAACTTATTGCAACATATGATTTAGGTTTTATTACCTGTATGTGTGTATTTTACTTCTTACTTATGGTACTATAATCAATGTTTGAAGCTCAGAAAGAATGGATTTGTCCAGAAAATTATCCTGATTTAAAAGGATATAAATATATTGCAATTGATTTGGAAACTAAAGATCCAGATCTTAAATCAAGAGGATCTGGTGCAATTATTGGTAATGGTAACATTGTTGGTATTGCTGTAGCTGTAGATGGTTGGTCTGGTTATTATCCTATTGCTCATGAAGGTGGTGGTAATTTAGATAAAGATAAAGTTTTAAATTGGATTAAACAAGTTTGTGCAAATGATAATGTAAAAATATTTCACAATGCAATGTATGACGTGTGC